CACTGATCGTCACGACCGAGCCGGCACGAGACGACCGGATCGTCTTCGGGATCTTCTTTGAGAACTCGGCGGCCCGGCGGCGGGCGTCGTCGCGAATCAGCCGGCCGGCCTTGCCGAGATCCTTGCCGAACTGCTTCGACACTTCCGGGTGCGCCTTCCGCAGCGCTTTCGCCAGCATCGCCAGCTCGTCGGTGTTTGCCTTACTGACGGCCACGAGCGCCACGCTTTCTCCACGCCCGGACGTTCGTGCCCTTCGTTGGTTCCCTGTCGGTGCCCTGCGCCTCTTTGGCGCGTTGCTTTTCGATCTGGCGGCACGTCAAAACGACCGCGGCGACGTCACGCATTTGCATGACGTCCCACTCCCACGGCCTGATGTGCAGCTCGGTGGCGGCGACCAGGATCGCCTGGTCGCGCGCCGCCTGCACTGTGCCGCCTAGGTAGGGTCCGCGACCGGCTCGGCTTCGGCCAGCTCGGCGGCCTCGGCGGCGGCCTCGTCGGCCGGTTCCTTGACCATCTCGAACTCGGAGAGGTCCAGGGCTTCGACGTCGGCCATCGTGACCTTGTCGTCGTCCCGGCGCAGCAGCACGAGGACGTACACGGCGAGGCCGGTCAGGGAGCCTTCACCGGTCGCCTTCGCCCACTCGGTGAACGTCAGGCCGGTGGTGCGCTCGATCAGGATTGCCTCGCCGAAAGTGACGCGGGACGGGTCGAACTCGTGCTCGACTCCGCGGAGCTTGATCTTCACAGGGTCGCCTTTCTTACAGCGGGGTGGCGTCGAGGGTCGTGTACGTGAACTGCACGGCCGGGTTGCCGAGCTTGTCGGCGAGGCCGGTGAAGCTGCCCTTTTGGGTCAGGATCTTCGGGCCGGACACGTCGGGCGTGCCCTTCTCGAAAAAGATCGCCGGGATCAGGACGACCAGGCCGGCGTTGACGTTGTTGGCCTCGTCGATGACCGGGCCGGTCCACGTCAGCTGCAGCGACGTCTGCGTGTTCGCCGAGAACGCCTCGTACATGGTGGTGAGGTCGTCGAACTCCAGGTCCAGCTCGCCGGTGATCTTCGTGAACCCGTTGTTGAGCTGCTCGCGCTTCAGGCCGCCGTTGCCGACGAACTGGCGGGCGGTGTCGAGGGTGTTCGCGCCCTTGATCGAGGCGCCGGTCGCGGAGGCGACGGGAGTGCCGCCGGTCAGGGTGCACACGCCGCCGGTCGTGGCCGCGGTCCCGCCGAGCAGCAGAGTCGCCTCGGCGAAATGGAAGACGTCGGCGTCGGTCCACGACGGGGCGGCGTAATCCTCGGTGGTGTCCTCGTCCTTGGCGTCGAGGGTGAGCTGCAGCTTGCTGATGGCGTCCACGGCGACGTCGACGGTCCAGTCGAGGACCTTGACGCCCGTGTAGGAGAACGCCTCCATAACCCCGAGCGCGGTCGGCCGGCCGACCTGCACCGACAGGGACAGACCGGCCGACGGGCCGGGCGTGAACACCTGCTGATAGGCGCTCGACGAACCGCCAGCGGCGCCGACGACAGGCGAGCCGCACTGCACCATGTGCTTCAGGAACCGGCCGATGCTGCGCGACTGGAGCTCCAAGTTGACCGGGCCGGCCGCCTGCCGGGTGGTGCGGACACGCCGCTGCGCCTGCTCGAACAGGCCGCCGTTGATCGCCTCGGACTGGACATTCTTCGGGTCCAGGGCGAGCGTCTCGGAAACGAACTCGACAAACGAGTCGGGGGCCGCGAACGTCCCCCACGTATCCTCTTCGGCGGTGCCGAGCGTGGCGCCGAGGCCGGCGCCGATAATGGGAACGCCCATCAGTCCTCTGCCTTTCCGGCCTCGTCGGCCTGGTCTGCCGGCTGCCAGTGCGGCGACCGCTCGTAAGCGGACGCGCACGGCTCGGCGATGTTGACCTCCTCGTCGGGGTCGACGAGGAACGGTTGCGGGACGCCGAGCGCGATCCACCGCGCGTCGGCCGTCGCATTCCTGAACAGCATGTGTGCTCCTAGTTGATGCGGGACTCGCAGTGAACGGTGAACGCGATCTCGGTGCCGTTGCCCCGGGTCTTTTCGGGGACGCCGAGCTGGCCGGATTGGCGCTCGATCCACGCCACCCGGACGGTGCCGCCGAGCGTGTTGCCCTGCGGCGAGCGCAGCGCTGTCTGCAGAGCGCTGTAGATGGCGAACGCGGCCTGACGGGATGCGCGCTGATTCTCCGAGCCCTCGTAGCACCAAATGGTGCCGGTGATCCCGAACTCCTCCTCGATCGAGAACGATCGGGGGCCGCCGAACGTGGCCGGCTGCTGCGACTCGGAATCCCACCCGGAGATGAGGACGTACTCGTCGACGCCCTGGCCGGCCCGGACGGCGCCGTCGAACACGCGGACACCTTCGGGGACGGCGGACTCGGCCAGGTCGAGCAGGGCGTCGATGGCGGCCGGTACAGCGGTGGTGAGGGTCGGCTGCGTCATCCAAGCACCGGCTTCCTGAATAGCTTCAGCTTGTCGGCGACCCGGTACGGGACCAGGGCCATGCTGCCGGGCGCGGCGTCGACGGCGTCGTAGCCGTTTTCGGCGCTGGCCGAGAAGCTCTGCGCTGCCTGATGGCCTTGTGTCCACCAGTGAGCGACCAGCTCGACGCACGCCTGCTGCAGGATCGGCGGCACCGGGTCATAGCCGGCCGTGTAGGTCACCTGGACGTTGAGCGAGCCCGGATACCAGGTACGCGGCCAGTTGCCTTGGAAAACCCGCACGAGGTAGCCGTACTCGCCCTGCAGCTGATAGCCGTCGCTGCCGGGGCCAAACACCGACTCTTGGAGGTTGTGCGCGCCGCCGGTCGACCATTGCTCGATGACCGACTGCACGGACAGGACCGGCGAGTGCATGAGCGGCAGCTCGGGGTCGCCGTCCCAGCCGTCGAACCGCTCGACGTAGCCGGTCGGGGAGATCGGGCCGATCGTCCGCTCGATGTAGTCGGACGCGGCGGTGAGCTGCTGGAGCAGGGCGGCGTCGTCGGTGGTCGGGGCGGTCGGGTCGTTGTAGTTGAGATAGACCTTGACGTCGCCGAGCGTCACGAGCGGTTGCGGCAGGGTCAGCTCGCCGTCGTCCTGGGCGTCTGTGTCGGCCCACACGGTCGGATCGAGGTTGCCGGCCATCTCTTAGCGCCGAGTGCCGGTGCGCCGGCCCTGCGGCCTCCTGGGCGTCGATGCGGGCCGGCCAGCGCCGGGCGTCTCGACGTCGTGGCGCTCGGGGACGGCCCGCTCGACGACGGGCGGCGCCTCGTCGACCTTCCGGTAGCCGAACTTGACCTCGACTCGGGCGATCTCGGCCTCGACGGCAGCGACGTATCCGTCGCGGCCGGAACGCCGAGCGTTCTCCAACTCGCGGCGCAGGCCGTCGAGATAGGCGGCGGCGGACGGCATAGGGCGTCTCCTCGTGGTCGTGTGGAAAGCCCCGCGCGCCGGAATCGAACCGGCGACCCTGGGCCGCGCCATTTCTCAGGCGATCGGTCAGGCAGTAACCCGTACTCGCGGGCGCCGACCTCGAAAGGCCAGCGGGGATGCTGCTGTGCGCTCGGAGCGCGTCCGACTCAGAAAGTCGGGGTGACCAGGTCGGTGCCGTTGACGTCCGAGATCGCGCCAGGCAGCCGGTCAGGCATGTAGGCGTAATACTCGTAGGTCTGGAGCAGGATCGACAGCTGATCGCCGAGGGTCTGCGGCAGGGCGCGGGCGACAGGCGCCGACTCCCACAGGATCAGGTCCTGCGAGGACAGCACGAGAATGTCGTCCTGGTTGGTCCCGTCGCCGCCGTTGGTCGGCAGCTGAGCGTCGACGAACACCGGCAGGCCGAACATCTTGCCGACGGGGGTCGGGCCATTCCGCATCTGGCCGGTGACGGTGCCGATGGTGTTCCACGGCCCGTTATCGGACGGCACGACGAGAGGCCGACCGTTCTTGTCGGCGCCGACCTCCATCCACGCCCACCGGTCGGGGGTCATGATGATGACGTCGGCCGAGCGGAAAATCGACTTGAACACGGCGCTCTTGGCCTGCCCGATGAACGGGTAGACGTCGATGGCGAACGGCACGTCGGGGGTGTTGGTCCCGGTCGTGTAGGTCGCGGTGATCGAGTTGAGGCCAGTCACAGCCAGGGTGGCGGCGACGGCGACGTTCTCGACCTGGGCGTCGAGCGCCCGCTGCAGGTCCTGGAACACGATGTCGTCGAACGGCACCGAGGACTGCTCGATCGCCTGCAGCGACACGACCTGCTTACCGGCCAGGGTGCCGACGTTGGCGGTCACGTACTGAGCGGCGAGGTCCTGCTCGGTGACGGCCGTGTTTTCGGTCGCCTGCGCGCCGACGGCGGTCCCGGTGGTGACCTTCGGGATCGAGATCTGCATCGGACCCTTGGGCAGCGTCTGCTGGCGGACAAGGTCGGCCAGGACGCGCTCGGGGCGCGGCAGGGCGATGTACTCGTCGAGCAAGTAGTCGGGGGGAAGGAAGACACCGGCCGAGGTATCGGAGGTGTCGACGCCGGCCCGGGCCTGGATCTGAGAGACGGCCGAGCGGGAGTTGCGGGCCTCGACGGCCTGCTCCTTGGCGTGGCGCTGCAGCCGCTCCTGGGCGGCGTAGTTGCCACCAGGCAGGGAGACGGCGCACAGGTCCTGATAGAACCGGTGCTGGCCGCCGCGGCGGTAGGTGCGCTCCTCGGAGCCGACACGGATCGACGGGTCGCCGTCGCCGAGCCCGTGCTTGTTGCGGGCCTCGGCCAGCTTGGCGGCCTGGTCGGCCTCACGCTCGGCGACCTCGACGCGGCGCAGGTCGGCCTTGCGGGCCTCGATGGTGGCCTCCAGCTCGTCGAAACGCTTCGACTCCTCGGCGGTCAGGCTGCGGTCGCCGTCGGCCTCGGCCGCAGCGAGCAGGCCGGACAGGTCGGAGCGAGCCTCGGTAAGCTCCTTTTCGAGCTTCTCGCGGTTCATGTCTTGTTCCCTCCTCAGGGAATGCCAAAAGACGCGCGGCTATTTGCCGTGCGGGTTGCGTTGCCGCGTCGCCGAGTGGTGCCGCTATTGGCCGTCCCGGCGAGTGCCCGCCGTAGCTGGCGGCGAGCGGCTCGGGGTCACGGCCGGCGGTCCGGCTCGCTCCTATCGGCATTTGGCCGGCTCGTGGCCGGCCGTAGTGGGCGGGCGAGAGATTCGAACTCTCGACACCGGGCGATCGCCCCTAGCGGCGCGCTCCGGCGTAGTAGCTAGGACCCCATTCGGCCGCTCTGGCAGCCCGCCCGGGATTTACGACAGCAGGTCGAGCGCTCGCAGCTTGCGGCGCAGGTGGCTCGCAGGCGGCCCGGCCGGCGCCGCGGCCCGGTCCTCGGAACCGTCCTCGTCCGGCTCGGAACCGTCGCCCTGGTCAGGGTTCGCGGTGCTCGCCAGGTCGGCGAGATGGTCCTGCGCCTCGGACAGCGCGGCGGCGGCCTTGTCGACCAGCGCCTTGTTGGCCTTCGAGAGGACCTTGCCGGCCCGCTGCTCGGAGAGAAGCGACGCGACCACGAGCAGTCGGCCACGGCCGGCGTAGCGCAGCTCGGAGCGGGCCAGTACCTGCTCGTCGGCCTCCCTCAGGACCTTCAGGGCGGCTTCGAGATGCTCGGGGCCCCGGTTACCGGAACGCAGCTCGTGCAGGACGCTGCGGCCCTCTCGGCCGATCACGTCGGCCATAGCGGAGCGGAGGCCGGCGGTCGTACCCGGGTTGGCCGGGGTCTTCACGACGGAGACGTCGAACAGCTGGGCCTCGGTGACCTGGCGGTCGCTGTAGTCGGCCGACCACGTTTGCTTGACGGCCCGGAAAGCGAAGCTCATCTTGTCGAGGTCGCCGCGCTTCAGTGCCGAGTGCAGGGCCTGGGCGTGCGGGTTGCCGACGACGTCGAGCGCCGCCTCGGTTCGCAGGCCCTGGCCGTCCTCGGCCAGCTTCAGGGTGTCGGCGTCGCTACCCGACCGCCACGCCGCGAGAGGAAAGCCCTCGTGGTCGATCAGCAGCGGGACGTACCCGCCGTCGCGCAACGCCTTGCTGAAGCATCCGGGTTGCATTGTCTCGTCGTACTCGCCGAGCCAGTCCGCCACCCGGTAGGCGTCGCCGGTCGTCGAGGCGTAGCCAGCGAACACCGGCAGGCCGTCCTCGGTGACCGCGGCCCGGACCTGCAGGCGGCCGACGACCGGCTGCTCGCGTTCGGTCAAGTCGGTGAACGTGCCGCGCTTGACGACGACCGGGATACGGCTGCGGCCGGCCGGCTCGCTGTCGGCGTCGGGGTCGATGCCGGCCTGGTCGATCGCCTGGTCGACCAGCGCCTCTTTGAGCGAGTCGAGAGCGTCTTCGAGATGCGACTGCACTCGGACGTCGTCGGGGTCGGTGCCGGCGTCAGGGTCGGCGTGCTGCGCTTCGAGCGCAGCGAACGTCGCCATTTTGGCGGCGACAATCTTCTCGGTGATCCCGGCGTCCTCGGGTGTCGCTGAGCGGTCCTCGTCGTGGCCGTGCGTGTGCGTGACCTCGAAATCCGAGCCGTCGTGGCCGTAGTTGCCGGCGCCGTGAGTGTGGGCGTGCGAGTGCACGAGGCCGCCATGCTTATGCATGTGCTCGTGGCCGGCGCCGTCGGCCGAACGCCCGGAGGCGACCGGCAGGTAGGTCGTCACGGGCATGACCGGCGTAGGCTGGCCCGTGAGCTGCACGCCGCTGTCGTCGAGGGTGTAGCCGACCTGCATATAGCCGTCACAGTCGACCTCGTAGACGACCGTGTCGTCGTCGAAATCGGCGACCCACACCCACGGCACCGAACCGTCGAGGCAGGTCGGCAGTGCGCCGGCAATGGCGCACTGAAGCTGCGCCTTGGTCAGCTGATAGCCGCGCGTCTCGACGCCATCCGCTGCGGCCGCCTTCGATTCCTTCAGGCTGCCGTCGGCGTTCCAATCGTCGGGGATCTCTTTCGAGAGCCCGAGCGCCTTGGCCCGACCGATGATGTACTTGCGGATCGCATCGTGGTCGGCGTTGCCGCGGCCGACAGCAGAGATCGCCTTGCCGAGGTCCTCCGCGTCGTCGATCGGGTAGCTGTAGCTGCCGTCGGGATTCTTGAACGCGTGCCCCTTGGCGCCGAGTGCCTTCAGCTGCGCCGCGTTGTACTTGGCTTTCGCCATCGGGCCTCCTAGAGCGCCTTTTCGTCGCCGCCAGTCGAGGCGCCCGAGCTATTGGGCGCCGGCTTCGGCATCGTGTTGAACTGCTGAGCGAAATCGGACAGGGCCGGGTCGTCGGCCGGCGGCATGTCTTCCGCTGCCCGGATCTCCTCCGACGTCATCCACGCGCCCGAGCGAGCGACGAGGTAACCGTTGTAACGGTCGATCGTGTTCATTCGGAGCAGCTGCTCGGTCCCGAACTTGACGTACTGCGGGCCGACGCCGCCGCCGTTGAGCATCCGATTCCATGCGTCCTCGAACCGGGTGAGGTACTTGCTGATCGTGAAGGTCAGGAAGTCCATCTTTTGGTCTTGGATGCCCGAGCCCCACGAGGTCGTGGCGTCGACGTCGCCGACGAGATGCGGCGGGACGCCGAAAAAGCCCTCGATCTCTTGCCGTTGGAACTGGCGGGTCGCCAGGAACTGCGCTTGATCGGGTGGCACCTGGATCGGCGACCACTTCAGACCGGAGTCGAGCACGAGCGGCAGGTGCGCCTGGGCGAGGCCGCCGTGCTTGTGCGCGAAATCGTGGGCGATCCGCCGGGCCGTGCCGGCCGAAATCTCCTCGTCGGACTGCAGCACGCCGGCAGCGGTAGCGCCCTGGGCGAAGAATCGGGCGCCGAACTCCTCGGCGGCGAGCGTCAGGCCGAGGCCCTGCGCTGCGTACTCGATTGGGGCGAGGCCGGTCACGCCGCCCGGCAGGGTGACCCACCGGATATGGACGATGTCCTTCGGGTCGACCGGCGTCGAGTTGACCTTGTAGGTGGCGGCGCCTCGGACCATCTGGACCTTGACCGACTGCGTCGGGATCGGCAGCAGCAGGATCGGCGTGCCGCGCGAGTCGCGGTCGGCGACGAGGTAGTAGGCGTTCCCCATCAGCATCAGGGAAATGACGCCCATCTCGATGCCCTCGGCCGTCGACAGGCCCGGGCCGAACGGCTGGGCGACGATCGGCGGCGCCGGGTCGAGCTGCGTCTTGCCGCCGCCGGCCTGCCCGTTGACGTACGCGCGCAGCGGCATCCCGCCGACGACGCCCGAGATGAGTCGGACGCAGGCCATGACGGTCATGATCTGCAGGGCCGTGTGCTCGTTGACGACGACGCCGGCCAGCTGCCGGCTAAAGGCCGAGTTGGGCGGGATGGCCGACGGGTCGGACCAACCGACGCCGCCGTCGGCCGGCATCGAGCGGGCGTGCCCGACGAGGCCCGGCATCAGCGCCTACCGCCGGCCGGCGCCGGGCGGGGTGGTGCCGACGCGACGTCGAGCAGGGTGCCCATCGCTGCCAGCTCGACGCCGCCCGCGATGAAACCGGCGGGCAGGTAGATCAGAGCGGCGCC